GAAGCTTACCATAAAGCATAATATTAGGGTGTTCTTTATGGGGTGGGGTTAAAATAGGCATTTCAATCCCTAATAATCGAGTTCCTTTTTTAGAAAAATACATTTGCCGTCTTTGTAAAAAGAAATCAATGATATTTAACCCATCATTTACAAATTCTATAATTTCCTTTTTAGTTGAAAAATTTTCACCAATTTGTTCCTTATAGTCTTTATACAGTTTCATGAAGCGTTGTTGGAAATCCTCATGAATGTCAAACGCATCTGCTTGTTTAATGGACTTATTATACATTAACTCAAAATATTCTTGAAGTGATTCATGCATTGCTGAGCCAAATGCTAAATGAATATTAGGGGGTTGTTTAAGTTTATCAATATACATTAACTTCCATTTATGAGGACATTCTAACCATAAAGAAAGTTGTGTATAGGAAACCATCTTCCACTTTTTAAAGTCCATTTCTGGAACTATAGTATTTTGTATATTTTCTATGGTCATTTAAATTTACCTTGTTGTACTATTTGTCCTATAATTCCATATATACTAAGATCTTTAAATGTGTCTTCTATAGATTCCCCTACTGTATCAGGTTCTCCTAACACAACTAGGTTTTTTAAGCGTTGGATTTTATCATTCATTCTAAACCATAAACCCGTAAGTGATAATTTAATATCTCCCTCTGTTTCTAAATTAGTGCCTACATTTATATTTGAAGTACCATAGTTACGGTGCTTTTTGCAAAATAAAATGTATTGCTCCATCATAATTTTTTTATATTCTGCAGCGAGTTCAGGGTATTTTTCTTCACACCATTTTACTGCTGCGTCATCTTCTTTAGTAAAGTCTATCATTTTTTTGTTAATTTTTTTATTTCACCTTCTTGTAAACCTATATTATTAAGTAAAGATTTAAGATCTTTTTTCTTCATAACATTTAAATAATCCTCTGTTTGTTTAGAAGAACATTCAAAATACCTACTCAATAAAGATAATAGTTGGGGATTATGTTTTTTTTCCTTTTTTCCTTTAATCCATTTTTGGAATCTAAAATTAGAAGGTAACACATCTTGATAATATTTAAATATTTCAGCTGGAGTTAATTGCCCTCCTGTATAGGGTTGGATGTTATTTACTATATTTAAGTAATTAGAATTAAAACTAAGAGCACGATTTATTATAAATGTATTCCAGCCCTTTTGTTCTTCTTCATTTAAATCTCCCCATTTAATATTTTTATTATGAATTAATTTTAAAAAATCAAATGGCGTCATCTTTAGGTTGGAATTCTTCATTAACATGACCACATTTGTGGCAAGAATAAACAGGGATTGGGATTAATGCTGGTTGACCTGTTGGGGAAAGCATTGGGGAAAGTTTACGCATAAGCATAACTTGTGTAAAATGCTCACAACCACATTTGTCACAAACTACAGGAGTAGTTTGAGTGATATCTATATTAAAATTTTGTTGCTGTTGCATTAATATTTAATTTTTTTATATGATTTTGGTCTAGAAGAATTTTTCGGTAATCTATTATATTTTCTATTAAACCATTCCAACCATTCTGTGAATTGTTTGTATGTTTGTTTTTGTGAATTTACACTCATAATTTTATTAATTTATTTAACATTGCGGCTACACAAATTTCTTTATCAATAACAAAACTATATTCATATTGATATTGTGATATTATTATTATTGCATCACCAATATTTGTAGTATATTCTTCTACATTATCGTATAAACACCTAAATAATGACTCAAATTGTTGTGCACCACTATCGGCAATTATTTGTCTAATATCATTTAGTTTAGCTTTATTTTTTAAGGCAGCTACTACCTTATTTTCAAAATCAGTATTAATTAATGATTTTGAATCTAAAATTAATTTTCCTCCTTTTACACTACCTTGTACTGTGTTAAGTATTTTACGAATATCCGGATAATGAGTTATAATTATTTGTCCTAAATCTTCCTTAGTGTAATTGATTTTTTCTTTTTCACATATTTGTAATATATGTTGTCCCACTTCTTTTTTAGAAGGTGGTATAATGCCAAAGGCAACGCAACGGGACTGTAAAGGACTAATGATACGATCCAGATAATTACAAGTAAAAATAAAGCGACATGAGTTATTAAATGTTTCGATAACATTTCTAAGTGTTGCTTGGGCTTGGGGGGTAAGATAGTCTGATTCATCTAATATTATTATTTTTAACCCATTAAACCCAATACTTGAAGCAAAAGGGACAATTTTATCTCTAATAGTATCTATTCCTCTTTCATCACTTGCATTAATGTAAAGATAATCTGCTTCTAGCTGTTTAACTATTAATTTGGCCAGCGAGGTCTTTCCAGTCCCCGCTGGACCAAATAGTAGTAAGTTTTGTAGGGTACCCTCATTTATATATTCTTGGACTTTATCCCTAACAGTACTGTCACCAATAAAGTTATCAAGATTATGAGGTCTATATTTTTCTACAAATAGATCCATTAAAACATTGGTTGCTCAGATACAGATTCACTTTCTTTTTTAGGAGTATCCGTAATTACACATTCAGTTGTAAGGAGAATACCCGCTGCTGAAGCCGCATTTTCAAGAGCACAACGTGTAACTTTAGTTGGATCAATAATGCCCTCAGAGAGCATATTAACTTCATTTTCAGTAGCTAAATTCCACCCTAATTCAAAATTACCTTCTACATTTAATGCCGCTAATGTACATTTTTCGTGGTTATAACCAGCATTTGAAAGGATTTGATAGAATGGTTTGCGAATAGATTTGCGAACAATTTCATAACCCATTTCTTGAGAAGAATTTAATGTGTCATTTTGAATTTGTGTTGATGCACAAAGTAAAGCATGACCACCACCAGGAAGAATACCTTCCTCAATAGCTGCTTTAACCGCATGAACTGCGTCATCAACTCTATCTTTACATTCATTCATTTCAGCTTCTGTATAACCACCAACGTTGATTACTGCTACACCACCTGCTAATTTTCCTAAACGCTGTTGTAATTGCTCGCGAGCATAATTGCTTTCTGCTTTTTCGATTTGATCTTTGATCTCATTAAGGCGTGTTTCAATAGCCTCTTCAGTACCATTCCCGTCTACAATTGTAGTTTCTTCTTTGGAAATAGTAACACCCCTAGCCTCTCCTAACATTTCAAAGGTAACTTTATCAAGTTTCATACCTTTTTGTTTTGAAATAACAGTACCACCTGTAAGAGCTGCCATATCTTCTAAAATCATAGTACGACGTTCTCCAAAATCAGGTGCTTTAACAGCAGCACATTTTAGAATACCTCTCATTTTATTTACAATCATTGCTGCAAGTGCTTCACCATCAATATCCTCAGCTACAATTAAAAGTGACTTATTTTGTTGGCTAACTCTTTCAAGAATAGGTAATAATTCCTTTACAGCACTAATTTTCCCATCATACATTAAAATATATGGCTCATCAAGCTGGCAAGTCATTGAACCATTATCTGTAACAAAATATGGTGACTTATATCCACGATCAAACTGCATACCTTCAACTACTTCAAGTGTAGTTTCATGGGTTTTACTAGATTCAACAGTAATAACTCCTTCTCTTCCTGCTTTATCAAAAGCGGTAGCTATAAGAGTACCTATTTCGGTATCATTATTGGCTGAGATAGTAGCTACTTGTTTAAGTTGATCCTCATTTGAAATATCTTGGGAATTTTCTTTTAAGTAAGTGACTACATCCTTTACAGCTTTATCAATTCCTCTTTTTATATCAATAGCATTATTAGATTTATGACTAACAGCCTCTAACGCTTGATTAAAAATTTCTCTTGATAAAACAGTTGCGGTAGTAGTTCCATCACCTGCTTGTTCAGCAGTTTTAATAGCTGATTGTTTAACAACTTGAGCACCTAAATCCTCTGTTTTATCTTCAAGTGTAACTTGTTTTGCAACAGTAACTCCATCTTTAGTAGATTGGACTCCCATTCCATTTCCAGTTACTACATTACGACCATAAGGGCCTAATGTACTTGCAACTGCATCTGCTAATTGGTTTACTCCTGATTGGAGTTTACCTCTTCCTTCTTCTCCAAATTTAATAACTTTACTCATTTTTTTTAATTTATAATTCCTAAGATTTCTGATTCTGAGGCGAGAACGTATTCTTCGCCTTTAAGTTCTACTGTGTTTGCCCCGTATTTAGGCATGATAACTTTTTGGCCTATTTCTAGACGTGTAGGGATTAAATTCCCATTATTATCATAACGACCAGGTCCTACAGCAAGGACGGTTCCAAAGTCTGGTCTATCTTTACCCATATCAGGAACAACAATGTTCCCATAGGTAGATTCTTCCTCTTCAATCGGCTTAATTAAAATACGATCCGCTAAGGGTGTAATTGGAGTATTTTCCATTTTTATATATTTTATTGGTTTTGATTACGTACAAGATAATAATTAGTTTCTAGGTCTCCAAATTTAAATGCAAAAGTCATTAATCCTTTTGGGTTTATTTGGATAAATCCTAATTCAAAACGTTTATTGTGTTTAAATATTTCTTTTACTAAGTCTGAATTAAAGGGGATATTATCTAATTCGATATCAAGACCACCCTCTTCTATACCCATTGAAAATGACACTGAATTAGTTGATTTATTCCCAATAGTAAACACTACTTCTTTTGAAGTAAACCCATCTTGAGTAGACACATAAAATACTTCTTCACCTACAGCGTCTTTTGCTTTAATAAATTTAGTAGTGAATTCTTCATCTAACTCAATTTCTATATTTCCCTCAGTTTTATTTATAGCAGGGACATTTGGTATAACTTGTGGATCGGCTAAATTAAATTTTATATCCATACTAGTATCAGCTATAGTAAATTTAGAGGGAGTACCTCCTTCTTTCTGGACCTCAAACATCACTTCATTTTCAAGTATTCCTAGTAATTTACTTAAGGTTGAAGTACTATAAATTCCAAATTCACCTATAGGAAATTGAAAATTTTTAGTAACTGCTTTACCAACTAAATTCTGTGAATCATTAATAAAGTTAGCACTAAGGGATTCATTATCTGAAACCCATTTAATTCGTTCTATATTACCTCCTAAGTGGTATTTGTCTATAAAACTATCTATAATTCTTTTATCTGTCATTAGAATGAGAAGAAATTGTTAACATGTGTATTAAGTGTCAAACTACCCCAACTTAAGTCTTGGTAAAATGACTCTAATTTATTTTTTAATATTGAGTCGAATGCTTTATCTCTATCAACATACATTTCTACGAATGTACGAACACCCTCTGGGAAATCAAAATCTAAAAAACCCATTGTGTCAATTTTATATGGATTATCTTTTAAGTAAACCCATTTAATTTTATCACCTTGTACTATTTGGGAATGTTGTTTATCTATTCCTTTAAATTTAAGAAAATCATTATAACGAATTGCTGCCTTGACATTTACAGGTGTACCTGTTTTAAGTGTAGTGAATATATTTCCGGCACCGGGGGGCCGTTCTATATATTTTTTAATGTCTTTTACTCCTGTGGGTTTGCCTAATAATTCAAGTGGTAATTCGTTTAGACTATTTTTGAATTCTAAAATTTCTTGGTCTATTTCACTTCGGGTAGCACCAAATAGAATTTTATTTAAAATGCCATTAAAGAATTTTTTAAATAAAGGAGGAAAATTAGATTTCATGAAATCAAGACCTTTAACATCAATATCTTCTACCTTTATACCTTCTTTTTTAGTAATATACTGGGCATATCTCCTTTTACCACTAAAAAAACCAGAACGAATAGTACACTCGGTTTTCATTTCAAGACGATGTTTTGGAATATTAAATGTTTTTTTGGCAAGTTCATCATAATATTCCGTAATAAGATCTTGGTATTTTATAGCTATCTTTTCTAAAAGATCATCTTGTTCTTCTAAAGATAATTCAGAAAAATTAGGATATAGATGTTTTAAAATGGGCTCAGCATGAAAATAATTAGAGTCTGTATCCACATATGTGCAAAGATTTTTGTCTCCTTCTTTACAGATCCACCACGGTATTTCTTCTTGGTTAGTCATATATTAAAATCTATCGTCTACCCCTGGTGATTTAAATATCCCTCCATCTTTTTCTCCTCTAGAAGTTAACAAAGTTTCTTGAACAGTTATTTCAAATAAATTTCCTAATATTCTTAAATTTCCTCCTTGTTGAAGCATTTTTTTAAAAAAAGTAATTTGTCTATCGTTCCAATCTTTACTAAGATTTATTATTTCTTCTTTTCTAACATATTCACCATTTAATTTAATGATGATATTACTCCTAATTGATTGTGGGGTAAGTGCCATTATAATTCTAATTTTAATTCGTTTCGTAATACTTTATTCATATGGGTATTAGCAAATAAAGCAGATTCTTGGATAATCCTTTGACCACTTAAAGTTATAGCTTCACTAAGGATAACACTACCATATCTAAAACTAGGCAATGCAGTAGCCCCATAAAGTGAGTTTAATAGGATTTTCATAGTATATTGTTTAAGGTGATTTAATTCGCCTTCTTTTTTATTTCCACTTTTATAAGCCTTTTTCATTGCTTTTTTATATATAACCCTTTCATCAAACCATTTATCAAGAATAACAGCAAGTACTGATCTTTTATCTGTTCTAAACATTACTCCATTTGCAGAAACTGCTAAATTATGGCCTTTTATTTTATTAACTATGTCTTTAACGGGCATATATTGTTGTTTACGTTGCAGATTTTCAAGTGGAAGGGTCTTTTCGGGGTCTTGGGCGACAATATCTTCTAAGTCGTTTAAACCAAGTCTACAATTCCTATCATCAAATAAATCTAATACTCTACCTACATATGTTTCTTTTCCTATATTAAGAGACATAATGATTGAAGGATATAGTGATGTTAAATCCTCATCAAACATGTAATTGTAAATACCTGTTTTAGGGCAAAATAAATAACCTCCTGCGTAATTTTTCTTTGTTAGGGGATTTAAATCTTTGTTTGGTGGGACTATTCCTTCAGAAATAAGCCAACTAGATATAGCTCCATCATGAATACGTGATGATTGATAAACTTCTTCATATAATACTTTTCCTTTATGTGCAAGGTTTTTTGTTAGTTCTATATATTTAAATTTTTCATCTAATTTTTTAAGAATTAATACATCTACAAAGTTATATTCTATAAATTTTTCTTTATCCTCTGCAAATAATCTATCTAGTGAGCCTTCATATTCTATTTTCTTTTGATCTACATATTTTTCCCCTAAAGAATCAAGTTTGTAAGATGGCTCGTCTTTAAAGCTATATTTTTTATGTAAACGTATATAATCTAAAGAAGCAACTCCAGCAATGCGAATAGGCATTTCTTCACTCCAATGACGTTCTTCTATAATATTAATAGGAGACATTCTACTTGCTGTGCGTTTGCCCATAGTGTTTTTAATCCTATAATAAAGATAGGGAATATCGAAATAATCGCTATTATAGCCAACTAGAATATCTGGTTGGACTTCTTCCATCATTGATACAAATTTATCAAGTAAATCAGTTTCTCTAGATACTGGAATTACTTCTCTTCCTTGGGAATCAAAAGTATGTTCAAGTTTTCCTTCTTTATCAACAATAACAATTTTCCATTCATCTACTTGTCGATCCCACCATGCAATTGAAGTAACGGGTTTTGGGGCTGATTTGATGTATTCGGGGGTTAAAGCACCACCCATCTCAATCTCTATATCAAAAAATACTTCTCTATGGGTAACTGAGGGAGTATCATCATCACCATACTTGTCAATAAGAAATTTAGTGTGAATATTTCCCCTAGTATGGTCTGAATAATGCATACGAGGATCTTCTCTATCCCAATTATATACTTTTTTTAGAGATTCTCCTTTTAATCCTTGGTGTGTTGCCTGTTCAGAGTGGCAATTTATATATCCATAATTTTGAAATTCTTCTAAAGAATAACCTTCATCAGTCCATAAATGAATATTATAATGATTCCACTCTTCACCTCTTTGAACATAACAATTTTTATACATGTATATAATATACGAAAAATATTTTAGACAACCAAATTAATAAACCAAAGAAATTCCTTCGTACTTATCTGGAGGTGTTATCCAAACTGGTGTTCCTGAAGCGAAAGCAGCTCCACCATCAGCCCCTATTGAATCATTAGTTAATGTTCCGTGGTTTCCATTTCCTGATGAATCTTTAGCAATAGTTCCATTACCTTCATTAAATTTCCAATATCCTACAAGATTACTAGCGCCTGTATGATCATAAGTGGTTTTACCATTATATACACTTGAAACCCAACTAGCGTCTTTTTCTGTATCATAGATGGCTACTTCATCAAGTGCACAAGCCCATCCATTATTATGGTTGGTATTTGTTCCTGAACCTCTTACTGCTC